GGATTCGAGTTCACCGAGAAGATGATTCTGTTCAACCAGACGTTCGCTATGGAGGAGTTGGAGCGGGCCTTCGGTGAGGCGTACAATGCGCTCCTGAACCACATCCACCTCTCCCCCATCATCACGTTCAACTACACTGGCAAGAACGTTACGGCCGCGCGGTATGTGGATCCCGAGGGCAAGCCCCTCTCAAACTCAAACAGCACCGGAGCACATCCACTCCTGTCCATGCGGGCCACGTTAAGTGCAGCTATTGAGGATGCGGCAAGGGAGCGCCGTCCCGGGAACATCCTGATAATCGCCTCCGCCAACCAGCGCATTATCCAAGACGCCCTTGCGGCCATGCACGTCCGCGGCACGGACTACGGCCCTGTCAGTGGTATCGACACCATCATTGCCTACGATGGGTGGTCAACTCGGGTAGGTAAGCGTCTGTACACCTATGAGGGGGCTGACGCCACGAAGGCCTGGTTGGTACGTCCACGTCGAGGCTTCAAGGAATTGGTCAAGTATGACCTGATGATCGACGCCGGGGATGCAGACCTGTCCCGTTTGGTCGATACCCAGGTTGTGGGTCGTGCTTACCGTGGCACCTACGCCGCACTCCAGGAGAACGTTCAGGAGATCGAGCTTCCGCAGTTCAGCTAAGGGGTGGAGGTAAATGGCCCCGATAGATAACGCACGGGATCGACTCCGCCGACTTCTGGATGAACAGATCCCAGAGGGAGGAACGGACAAGGATACCCGGTTCACCAACGACGACCTGGATGAATTGCTAGGAGAGGCAGGGTCCTTATACTCAGCCGCCTCCTTAGGCTGGATTGAGAAGGCCGGCATGTTTCAGCGGGAGATGGCCGGGATTGAGCAAATGACTACCGGCCAGGAATCGTACCGGATGACATCACTGAAGGATCAGTTAGACTACGCTCTGAAGATGGCCAAGACCTATGCGGACATGGCGGCGATGGCCCAGGGTGGAAGTTGGATGATGAAGGTGAAGAAACCGGAGGTGTTGTGAGATGGTCACTAGGTTGGTTCGCAACAGAAGGGAACTCACCCAGCGTTCCATCTCCCTCAACCCCATTACGATTCAACTAACCCGCAAAACACGGGAACCCTACGGGGGAGGCTGGCGAGAGCAGGAACAAATACTTCCCCCACAGACGTTCCGACTGTTCATTTCCTCCTCCCGTGGCAGTCGTGAAGTGGCAGGTGTGGGAGGTCAAATGCAATTCGACCAGGCGTCATTGCTCGCCCCACATGATGCCGACATTCGGAAAGGTGACACATTCACCCTTGACGTAGACCACACAGGGCGGTTCATGGTAGAACAGGTTCAGCCCGTTCGTCTGTTAGGGGAAGTCGTGTCGCTACAGGTGTCGGTGGTGGAGGTGAGTTAAGGTGCCCGGAGCGGATGAGGTTGTAAAGAACCTTGGCGATTGGGACCGACGGTTAAAGGCAGCGCTGTATGCTCTGGCTGAGAATGCCGCCGCTTCCATGGAAGCATACGCCAAAAACCCACCCTTCCCCATACGACCCCTACGAAGGGATGAAAGAGACCCCGTAACGGGTCAAAGAGGTACGTGGGTTCCACATGGTAAAGGCCCGTATAAGTGGCGCACTGGTTTCGGAGACGCCCGACGGGGATTGTTCGGGTCTGTTCAAGAAACACAGTCCGCCATCATTGCTCGTATTTCCCATACGGAGCAACACGGTATTTACCTTGAACTTGCGCATCAGGGAAGGTACGGCGTATTAAAACGGTCCAGGGACCACGTAGCGCCTGAATTTCTCCGTCAGGTTGAGAATCTACGGTGGAGGGTGCGGTAACCATGAGGCTAGCCTTGTATAACTACCTTACAGAGAACTGCAAGTCTATCCCAGTATGGTTCCAGCCCTACATGGCTACCGCTGAGGTGCGCAAACCTTACGGGGTAATTCGGTTTGGGAGCGTAATTCCCCAGGTGAATAGTATTGGGTCCCTACGATTGGTAGAGGTGTGGCCTTATGTGGACGACAGTAACTACTTGCCGCTTGACGATGCTGTGAAGGAGATTCGGCGGTTGTTGTCAGGGAAGGTTTTGACAACAGAGGCCGGCAAACGGTTCAAGGTGGAGTGGATTGGGGAAAGTGATGATTTCTACGATCCTGACCTCGAAGCTCTCACCAGACGAATTGACTTCCAGGTTCCGTTGGTTGGTGTGCTGTAATCAGTGATAAGATTTAAGGAGGAATGAAAAATGTCAGTGTCAGTTCTATACGGTCTGCGCCTGGCTCGCCTGGCCCCGTTGGGAGCGGACGGGAAACTTCCGACCACCCCAGGGTGGAAGGTAATCGATTCCCCTCAACAGGCACAAATTCAGCCGCAGGTGATTACGGGACAACAGCAGGAGATCCGTGGTGGGGACAGGCTCTTAGCCACCATCCAAGAGGATGACCAGTACGTGGGTGTTGACCTCACCTTCCAAGACGCCGTCTTGTCAGGAGAGGTTATGGCCCTCATCGCAGGAGGTACTTTTGAAAACGGTGAGTACTCACCTCCGCCTGTAGGCGCCCCACGTACAGGCTTCGCCATGGAGCTTTACGTGGCCCAGTATGAGGAGGGTTCAAACCACGAGTCGGACCTGACTGGTTATGCCGTGTTTGAATTCCCCAACTGCAAGGGTTCCTTGGCATCGTTCACGGCCCAGGGACAGAATTTCCTGGTCCCCAGCTACACAATCCGGGCACGGGACAACAAGGCAGAAGAGAAGCGGTTCATGCGGTTCAGGGAATTCGTGGCGTCTTTGCCCGCCTAATCAACGTAACAAAGGGAGGGGGTACGGTAACCGCCCCTTCCCTACCCCCAAATGAGAGGATGATTGCAATATGGAGAGGAAGCACGAACTAAAGCCCACGCCTTTGGACCAACTTTCCAAAATGAATCAAGAGGTTGTCGCACTTCCGGGTTGGACAGACGATGTCCCTTTCTTTGCCCGCCTACGAAAACTGTCCTTGTACGACTTGATTAAGGCCGGTAAGATTCCCAATGAACTACTGGAAATCGCCAACGAGTTTGCTTTACCCAGGCAAGGACATAACCCTGTCGCCAAACTGGACAAGGACGGCAAACTGGACGGGGACGGTGTGAAGAGGTTTCATGAATTCCTGGACCATGTTGCCCGGTTGTCTCTGATAGAGCCCACGTATGATCAGGTGGTTGAACATGCGGGGTGTGTTACCCAAGAGCAGAAGCAAGCTATTCTCCTATACGCTGTTGCGGGAGTACGGGCACTAGAATCTTTTCGCTCGCAACCCGGACCTAGTAATACGGATGGCGGCAACAGCTAAAGCGTGGGGAGTCAAGCCAAGTAGTTACCTGCCGGAACTGAACACCTATGAGGCTTTCGCCTTCGATGAACTGTGTGCGGTGGTATTGAGCATGAAGGAGAAGGAAGCCTTTGACGAAGCCAAAAAGAAACGGGAACAGAATATAAGGGCCGGTCCAACCCAAATAGTGGGACGTGAGTTACCGCCAGACGTAGACCCACTTGATTGGATGATGAGTTTCAGATAGGTGTTCATTCCATTGGGTGTTTGCTTTGACCGGGCTATAGCCGACGGGCTGAAGGGGCGGAGTCTCCTCTCGCCGTCCCATGCCTGGTCTTTTTATCAGGAGGTGCGCCGAGTGGCCAGTGGCATAGATTTAGGAACCATATATGCCGGCGTCGGTCTAAGGCATGACGACTTTGACCGTGGCAAACAACACGTCGAGCGCGAAGTTATCGACCTCGAGCATCAAATGGAACAGTCTACCCAACGTATGGGGGAACAGTGGGACAAGCTAGGTCGTTCCATGTCTGCCGCTGTTACTGTTCCTTTGGCGCTCATAGGCCGTCAGATGGGAAATACCTTCGCCGAGTTTGAACAACAAATGGCCATGACGGCGGCGGTAAGTCAGGCTACCGAACAACAGTGGCGGAGTATGTCTGAGGTTGCACGGGAGTTAGGAGCCACCACACAGTTCACCGCAAGACAAGCCGCCGAAGGTATGACGTTCTTAGCCATGGCCGGTTTTGAGGTCAACGACATCATTGGCGCTATGCCAGGCGTGCTTCAACTTGCGGCATCAGCTCAACTAGATCTAGCGTCCGCCGCAGACATTACTACCAACATCCTAACAGGGTATGGCCTAGCAGTCGAGGAATTGGCCCGAGTTAATGACGTTCTTGTGTCAGCCATGACAGGCGCAAACACAAACCTCCAGCAACTCGGAGAGGCTATGAAGTACGCGGGTCCGGTGGCGTCTGCGGCAGGTCTCCAGTTCGAGGAAGCCGTTGCCGCTATCGCCCTTATGGGTAACGCTGGTATTCAGGCATCCATGGCGGGTACGTCCTTGCGTGGAGCCATTACCCGACTCCTTAACCCAACTGGGCAAGTACGGGACCTCATACGGGAACTCGGACTGAACATTTACGATACCAACGGCAACTTGCTCAGTATGATGGAAATCATCTCCGAGTTAGAACGGGTACAAATATCCGCCGGAGACATGATGGCCTTGTTTGGACAAAGGGCTGGCCCGGCTATGCAAGCCCTTGTGGACCAGGGTTCGGATGCGCTTGAACGGTTCTACCAGCGGTTGCTTGAGTCTTCTGGATTAGCTGAACAAGTGGCCACGACTCAAATGGACACCCTACGGGGAAGTATCGTGAGACTTCAAAGCGCATGGGAAGGCGCTACCCTCAAGGCCATGGACCAAGTAGAACCCGGTCTTCGGGCATTGATCGACGCAGGAACGAGTCTACTTAATTTGTGGAATTCTTTACCTGATTCCTTCCACCGTGGAGCCGTGGCAATGGGAGCGGTACTGGCGGTTGCGGGACCGTTGACAATTGCTGTCAGGGCTCTGGTAACGGCGTTAGCTCCTATGGCTGGACCCTTGGGTATTGTACTGGCTGTCGCCTCTGGTGTAGGGCTTCTCGCAGCGGCCTTTGGTGATGCGAAGCAAAGCATTGAGGAGTTAAACGCCGCACAGCTCGACCAGGCACGAACCATGCGGGAACAGTCCAATGCGTTGAACAGCCTCCTTGATGAGTATGAGGCCCTATCGGGTAAACCTGACCTGTCGGCAGAAGAGCATTCCCGGTTGGAAACGGTGATGCAACAGATTATCGACATCCAACCAACTATCGCCGCAGGGTACGATGACATTGGAGAAGCTATTCGTCGTAACATAGACCCACTCCGTGAGTATGCAAAGGCCCTGCAAACGCAAAGCGACGTGTTCATTGAGGCGGCAGCGGCCAGGGCGGCGGTAATGACCCCCCGACTGGAGAACGAGCGGGAACGCCTGTTGACAGAACTTGAACACTGGCGCACCGTTAAGGATTCTATGTTTGACCAGTGGGCTACCACCCTTCAACAGTGGGCAGAGGTACAACAACTGCACCGTGAAGCAGAACGCGCAGTCCTCCAAGGTGTACGTCCAGAGGACGCCTTTAAGGAACGGGACGAAGCCCTACGACGCATCTTCCCCGACCGCCCATGGCAGTTGCCGGGGCTACTGTATACCTCACTCGAGAAAATGGCACGTGAGGCGGAAAGTAAACTAGCCCCTGTGACCAAGCGGATGCTTGAGATTGCTATCCAATTGGATGCTATTGACGCCCAACTGGCTGAGTTCGCTGCCGTCACCCGCGTATGGGAAAGACTGCACGAAGGGTTAGACCCATTCGCAGAGGACCAACCTGAGTGGAGCCTCACGCCGTTCACACAGTCCTTAGAGCGGGTAACGGCGGAAACGGAACGAACCCTGGCTGAAAGTATACGTAACGAGAACGCCTTGTGGCAGGCTAAAATCCGTCTGGTACAGAGTGGGGCCAAGGAGTACGTCGACCAGTTTGGTACACTCCAAACCGTGGTACAGGATTATATAACATGGTTGAGTGATGCTTTCTCAGATCCCAGTGCAGAAAGGGAACTGGCTGACCGGTTCCGTTCCGAGCGTGAAGACGCCGAAGCTGAGTTTGCCTTGTGGAAACAACAGCTAGAGGATTGGCGGGTCGACATGGTTCGCGACGCCCGGGAAGCGGGCAAGTCAGACCAGTGGATCGCTGAGAACATCATGGCCCAGTATGACCAGCTACTGAAGACGGAAACGGAAGCCCATCAGGCGCGAATGGCCCAAATCGACCGACAGGAGCAGGAGGCCGCTAATGAGCTTCTGACTCAGCGGGCATGGCTTGCGGATCAGCTCGAACGAGCCCAGAAGCTACTAAACGATGTGATCCTACAGGGTCCACGGGCTGTAGACATTCTGCGGGATGGAACGATAGATGACGTATGGGAAGAAGTAGACCGCCTGTTTGCACGTTATGGCCCCATGGCTGACCGCCTCCGTGAGTTCGTGGGTGTTGAGGCCCAGGACCTGGACGACCTGCAAGGTCTGAAAGAAAGGATCGACAACTTCTGGCGGTACCTGGTTGATACGGGTAAGGTAACGGCAGCGGAACAGGCGAATGTCCTTGCCCACCAGTTAAGCTTAGTGGAACGCGGGTCCAGTGAATGGGTACGGATGACCTCTGAATGGCACCGTTTAATCCGACAGGCGTCAGATGAAGAACTCCAAGCCCAGTGGGATGCTATGGAAGCCCAGGCTGACCTATACGAAGCACAAGGAGACCTGTACCTAGCAAGACTACTTCGTGAGGACATCAACCATCAACAACGCCTAGCCGCACTTGAGGAGAACAATGAAGCCTACGAACTAGAACTGCAGCGTCATACAACAGAGGTTGCCAACATCCAACGGGAGTCTATGGAAGAAATACTGGACATCCTGGCACAATCCTCAGATAGAATAAACCAGGCCCACGACGCCGACCTCCAGCGCCAGTTGGATCGGATTACCCAACAGGCCGAGGCGGACGTGCGCAGAATGCGGGCACTTGGGGCCACAGAGGATCAAATTACCCAAATCCTACAAAATGCACAAACCGAACGGGCTCAAGTAGAGGCCGCATGGTATGAGAACCGACGCCAAGCCCTTGAGGAACTGAACATCTCCATTCTACGGGCACAAGGCAAATTCCATGAAGCGGAACTGGCCCAACTTGAACTAGCGCGTGACCGGGACCTGCAAAGAGTCGGGGATGACAACGAACAACGGTTGTTGATTTTGGAGCGGTATGAAGCGGAACGAGCGAACCTGATCAAACGTCAAACCGACGCGGAGATCGCACTC